GAATACCATTGGTTAGTAGAAGACCAATCTGGTTAGGTGTAATGAAAGTACACTCATTAAAGAGGACTGAAGCGTGTTGTGAATTGGAATTTATTAATGCACCGTCTAATTTAGCACCACGACCTGCATCTCCCTGTGTAAATCCATATGGATCTGATGCAGAAGTGACACTACCTTTAGTACTTACGGTTACTCTTTCAATATATGGACTCTTATTTGAATCAACTGTTGATACTAGAACGAATGCATATCCCTTATCGTTACCACTATCATATTCAAAACCTGTAATTGTCATATCAGAGACATGGCAGTCTCCTGATAGATTCATTGCGTTATTAGTTTTAGTCGCAGGAGTTGGCTCAACAATTGTTGAACGTAAATTAGTACCACGTAGAGTGACACCATCAGGAATTGCTAAAGGAAATACTTCTTGGAATGTACCAGTACCTACTAGGATGGTGTCTCCAGACTGTGCAACAGTAAGTGCTTTAGCGATTGTGAGGAACGAAGAATCTGAATGCTTACCATTTGCACCAGAGTTAGGTAGAGTAGTATTATCATTACCAGACTTATTAACAAACCATGTGTGAGTAGGACCATTCGTGATATCAGTGGCCAGCATGTTGGTTGTCACCTCACCGACATTCGGTTTCTGGTTCGCAATTTCAACTATTGCACCACCATTTCTGGCGTATAATTTTTGATCAACTATATTTACTGCAACTTCGCCGTCTTCTAAATTAGAAGTCGTCGGGACCGCTGCTGCTGTCGTCGATCTCTTGAGTTTGATTCTCGTTGCCATCTACTTGTGCATCACTAGTTTGTTCGTTTATACTATTTAACTGGCTGCGTAGATCTTGGATCTGTGCTTCCAGCATCACATTAATAAGGGTCAATTCAGAGACTTTTTTCTGTAATGTAGAAATAACAATTTGTGCATTCATGTTAATAAAGTTTTAAAAAGTTCCACCGTCGATTGTGTTAGTCCATACAGGCACACCCGCAGATGTTACTGTAAGAACTTGATAGGATTCTGTCACGTCAGGTGTAGTACCAGGAGATGCCATGTTAGCAGCACCAGTTACCTGTAAAGCACCTGTGTTGTTACCATATATGATACCATTTGTGGTAAATGAACTAGCACCAGAACCACCGTATTGAACTGCGAGGTCGTTATCTAATTCAAGATCACCAATAAGAACAGTACCACGTTGACCTGTAACACCAAATACAGTACCTGTGTCAGTTGCTTCTTCAATGAATGTCCAAGCACCTGCACCATCTGCACCGCCTGTACGATCATAACCGAAGAAACCAAACTTGTTTGTTCCAGATGCATTATAATGAACCTTAACACCACGATCCATTGCATCATCAGCACCCCTAACTGTGGTTAGAGTTGCACCAACTACTTGGTCAGCAGTGATTGCTGCACTTAATGTAATTGTTTTTGTACCTGTATTGATAGAAGCAATAGTTGTGTTTGCTGGAATACCAGTACCAGTGATTGCATCACCAGCTTGTAATTGCTCCACAGCATCAACTTGAACTTGTGTTGTTGCATTACCTGCAAAGGTAGCAAGAGTTTTAACTGTTACAGGAGTAGTAGGATCACCCAATTCAATGGTAGGATCGTTAACAGACATTGAAGCACTGTTAACAGTAGTTGTTGTACCATCAATTTGAAGGTCACCCTTGATTATAACCAAACCATCAGCGTCTCCACCTGCAGGATATGGGTCAATAATCAATTCTTGTATATTATTAATAGTAGATAGTGTATTACCATCTAACTTGAGGTTATCAATCTCAATTTGACCAGTCTGAGCTGTATTACCAGAAATGTTTGTCTGACCGTTGAATGTTACACCGTTTTGGAAAGTGGTTGTAGCATTAACAGTTAAACTATCTGTATCAGCAGTACCAATAGTAGTATTGTCATCAACCTTGAGATCTTTAACCCATGCAGTTGCTGCAACACCAATACCACCTCCAAAGGTTACAGATGCAGTTGATACGTTGGAAGCATCAGTTGTATCCTGATAATTTACAGTAACACCAGTTGCATAGTTCCAATCAGCACCTTCTACCTGAATCTTATCTGAGGTAGTCTCGTCATAATATATGGAAGCATCCTTTGTATTACCGAAATGAAGCTTCATGTCATCAGCGATACGCAAGTCGGGGGTACCTGCTACTCGCTTGATGTCCACAACAGCATCAGAGTCGTTAAATACAAATTCTACGTCACCTGTAGTACCAAATTCTAGTTCCTGACCATCTTCAATGACCAACTTACCTGTACCATTTGCACGGAGGATAAGGTCAGCGTCAGTAGTAGAAGTAGTAATGACGTTAGCATTTAAGTTAATGTCATCAACATTCCAGTTATCAATTTTTAAGTTACTGTCTAGAACAACAGCAGAACTTGCGGTTAGAGTTCCATGGACATGATCAAGCATGTCTGTGAAGTATCTACCACCAACTACCTGTGCAGCACCATTGTTATCACCTGCAAATAGGCGATCACCAGCATTTGCTTGAGTACCGTTTGCACCAGTAGTAAGTGCTAATTCACCATACGTAATGGTGCCTGGTGCGGTTGAACCAGTACTCCTTTTAATGAGTATATTTGATGCCATTAGAAGCTACCCCCGTTGATAGTTACGTTATTCAGTACGTTTGTTGGAACAAATTTTGTATCTGCAGCAGAATAGACTAGAACAGAACCGTCTGCTAGTCCTCCTTGAGATGTATCGGTGAGATCGACATCAGACATACCACCAATAGTACCTCCACCACCTCCAGTGGCGACTCTGGTTACTCTTGGAACTGATTGATCTCCAAATCTTAGTCTTGCCATTAAATTGTTACCCCCTCAAGTACGCTGACAGAACCTTCCAGAACTCTGGATTTAATACCAGATGTTGCTGTGATAACGACATCATATACGTAACGACCTGACTTCATTGCGGCCGTTTGTCCGTTTGTGAGAGATAATTGAATCTGCCCACTGGTTGCAGGTGAAAGAACTGCAGCAGTTACAGTAGTGGACGTACTACTTGTGTAATGCTTTTTGATTTTACATGCTACTGTATATCCAGTCAAATTGAATACTGTCCCATTATCGTTTTCAATAGTGAAGTCGATGATGAAGTCAGAACCCTGATATATCAGTAAATTGGATACAGCACTAGCCATTCTTTTACAACTATATTATTTAGCTTAACTTTATTTATCTTCTTTCTCAATCAAACTCTTTACAAGACTTTTTAATTCCGCAACTTCACCCTTCAAAGCATCCATTTCTGCTGCTTTTCTTTTTGCTTCTGCACGTGCCTTCTTATAAGATTCATATGCAGTTAAGTCGGTATTTATTATCGCATTAGAATTTGGATCCCTACCGAGTGAGTTGTGTCCTTCGACGGGGATCAGTTCAATTATATCTTTTTCCATTATGCTAACGCTATCGCTCTAAAGTCTTTTACTCTAGGTATATATGGTTGTCTCCAACTTAGAAGACTGATCTTGATCTGGAATGCATCGAAGTCATCAGTATCCTCAATGGTAAACTCATAATCAGTAAATGTGGTTAGATCATTTTGAGGAACTAACTCACCGCTATCTGGTTTTCCGTCTGTATTGAAGAACTGGAACTCTAGGTCATCAAGGTTACCTGCATAACCAACTGGAACCAACTTGTACATCACCACGATCTTAGACTGGTTGAATGTATTAGCAGCAAGCATGACCTTAATACCACTAGCACTCTTCTCTAGTCTAGCAACCTTAGTAATATAATTACCCGCACACTCACCACCAATACCTGTGGTTGGAGTGATATTGTTGTACTGGTTTGCAGTTGTAATAACAGCACACTGAGTTAGATCAATAACAGGAGATAAGTGACTTACCTCAGTACCAAGAGTTAATTCCATAGTGAATGACTTAGCACTGCTCATTCTGTTGATCTCATTTAACTGGTTAGCAATGATCTTAGTGTCTGGGAAGTAATTCTCCTCAGCAATAGTAATATCTTGCCATGCAGCGTCTTTAACAAATGAAGTCTCTCCACTCTCTCCAGCTGGATAAGGACCACATGAAGTTCCGCTAGTACCTTTGACTCTAGCAGTCAAACTGGTCATAGGTTCTACCTGACTTTGGATTTGAGGTGTAAGAACATCCCATGGAACATTCTGTGATACTACCATATTAGGTCCACCGCAGTTAATACTCTTATCAGCATTCTTATTAGTTATCTTTAAGTTGTAACTATGAGGACTGTTAATTGAGATTAAACCACCAGTTGTATTATTATGAGTAGTATTAATTAATGTAAGAGGTATACCGCAAAGGTTATAACACTCAACTACTGCACCATCGGCATGTGCTTTACCAGTTGAAAATCCTGAAGTACCTGAATAGTTTCTACCAGTTGAATTGAAGTTGATTACATTACCTGCAATACTATCGTATGCAATGATCTCATCACCACTACCATCTTCCTGAGTTCCTCTGATCCTGATAAATCCAGTATTTGAACTACCAACAGCAGATCCACCAATAGTTGTGTGGAACTGAGATGCATCAGCAACAGTTACCGAAGTAGCAGTCGTAGTCAAACCTGCACCCACATTAATAGTGGTATCTGCAACCTCTGACCTTGCTCCACTAAGTTGAACATAGTTAAGATTAGATTGCTGACCATGGTTACCATGGAATACTCTTATCTCATCACTACCAGATGTTGTCTGTAGTGCATTGGTTCTTAGATTTAAGAAACCACCATTGGATTCACCTAATTGTGCATTTTCTAGTACAAGTGTACTATTTGCTGCTGTATTAGGAATTGAGAACTCTGCTCTATAAATCTTGAACATCAAGTCTTCATACTGTGAAGGTGTCCATGTTGATGCGTTCTGTGACTTGAATAGAACACCGATATATGGTTGCTCAGATATTTTCTCTCCAGAATGTGCAGCATCAATAGCATCCTTACCTAGTAATGATATGAATACCTTGTACTGGTTACTATCAGATGTAAGAACCATTGCATGTTCTTGTCTGAATGGTAAGAATACAGGTGATTTGAATGTGAACGTAGTAGGTTTAGAAGCATCAGCAGATATGAATACATCCTCAGGATCTTTAACCACCTTAGAGAATGGAAGTATATCCTGTGTTGGAGTTCCATTTTCAACTGTTCTTACATCCAATGCAACAGGGATCTCTTCATCCTTCTGGAAGAAGAATATATCAATCTTAGTTAAGAATACACCACCCTCAAGAACTGAGTCCTCAACTAGGAATGTTTGTGCAAGTGGGTCTGCCCATCTAGTCTCTTCCGCAGTTGTTGTACTGGAACTAGTCAAAGTTCTAGCATCCTTCATATCCTCAGATGTCACCCTAGCATTTCTAACTGAGATGATTGTCTCCTGAGTTGTCTCTAATAAACCTGATGAACTAAATTCTGCTTCACCACTACTATCTGAGATACCAACTACCTTACTATCATTATCAGTATCACTTAATCTGAATAATTTAGTACCAGTCTTAAATTTGATGTTACCGTCAACATTGGGTTGATCAATAAAGAATGATCCTCTTAATTTACCCTTCTTGTCAGTAACTAAGTCTTTATTACTAATCTTAGCAATAGCACCAGATGTTTCACCAACAATATAATCATTGATCTTAGGAGAACCATAATATGTTCCTTTTACTTGATCAGCAAGTGCCTTGGTATCAATATTAATAAATCCTAGGTTAGACTTATAATCAGATATAGAAGTAATATCTGTACCGTCTAATGGGTTAATTGCATAACCTTCATTAGGAGCTGCAACTCTACCCTTAAATCTAAACTTACCATTTCCTTTAGTAACATGGATTGTTTCACCAATTTGGAATGGAATACTGTTTGTCTGTGCATCAGTAGATGGATCCTTAACCAATCCCATTATCTTAGGAGTGATTAGTTTCTTAGGAAGTGTGATGCCATCAAAGAATGCGTAGAACTTAGTTCTTGGTTTTAACTTCTCACAACTAAACTCAATGTTTCTAGAACGCATAAACTGAATATGCTCAACAGAAACAACTCTACTACCAAGTGACTGCTGTTCAATAACAGGAGTAACTCTGTACCTAATACCACTTCTTGTTTGTTTAGTAGTTGTTGTTGTGGTAGTTGTAATAGTTCTGTCTCTTCTTCTACCCTTTTGACTTGATCTCCATGCACCAACATCTCTGTTTACAGAAGTACCTGTCCATGTGGTCTTCCATGCGTTCCAATGAATAGGAGAGAAACCATTTTGATCTGCATTATATTCTCTTACTGTGGTCATGAAGTTACCTTCCACAGTAGGTCCTTTGATTGGGTTGAGAGATTTAGTATCTACCCAGTTATCATTCTCAGGATATAAAACAACATCACCCACATATGTAAAGACGTTAAATGGGTTAACGTTTTCCACAGCAGAAGCATATGGTTGGTCAATTAAAACAGCATCAGTATATGGGAGTGTG